TCCTGTTTTCTTCCAGCGGAAGCAACAGTTTGAACGGGTTTCCTTTGTTCTTGCGCAAACTTATGAGGAAAACTTTCCGTCATACGTTTGTTTATCTCATTATAATACTCCTCGCTCTCCACTTCAACACCCATGCCCACTAGATCTTCATGGATAGTAAAAGCAGCATTGGTCATGATTTTATCATTACCAAACCAAGTATTTTTTTGAGCCCACGCCTTAGCTTTTTCGCTAGGTTGTGGAGGAATTTGTTCAATATTAGCTTCAGGTTGAACAAAAGTTTCAGGTGGTTTTTCTTTAACCTGTTTTAACCTTTGCTCTCTATCAATCACTACTCTTCTTGCTTTTTCTTTCTCAACAGCAAGTCTTGTAAGTTCATCAGTAGCCTCCATAATTTTAGTAGAGTCCTGAGATTCAGTAGCTTCCTTAAGCTTAATTTTAGCTTGTTCTCTTTGAGCGTCAATTCTTGCTTCATATTCTTTAATATAAAGTTCTTCTCCAGAATCATACTTTTGTTCAAATTCACTGTATTTTTTCTGTAACGCTTTCGCATAATCTAATGCAGCTTTTTCTCTGCGTTCAGATTCACGATATTTTCGAGTTAGCTTATCTATTCTTTTTTGAACACCTTCTGACAAATTTGATAAATCGTCAGTGTCTTCTTCTTTTTTTGTTTCAACTTTAGGTTGAGAAGTTTTTTCTTGTTCCTCAATTACGATTTGTGCTTTTTCTTCTTTTTTATTATCGTAAGTAGTGTAACCAAGATCTACTTCACCAACATTAAGATTGGGTTCTTGTTTTTTTACCTTAGGTTGATCTTTTAATTGGATTTCTGTTTCATTAACATCATCCGTATCAAGTTCAACTTCAGGTTGTTTTTTAGTTTCTTCAACCATTTTTTATCTCCTTAGTATAGATGAAGAACGTCAGAAGGCTTTCTAACAATACCAATAATTTCATCATCATTTAAAATACGATGTTCTCCGTATCTAGTTTTAAATCTAGATCCAGCATATCTACCGTACATAACAAACATTCCAACCTTACTCCACGCACCATCTGGAAATTTTTCTTTATCCTCATAACATAAAGTTCCCATTTTGATTACTAAACCAACGACCGTGGTCATTTGAATAGTATCGTGTGTTTGTTGAGAAAGTAAAATACCTCCATCAGTTTTATTCTTTCCAGAATATGGTCGAATTAACATTCGATATCCAACTGGATCAGGTAAACTGTCTAAGTATTTTTTTATACCCTCTGGGTCTGTAGGGATTTTAATACCTTCTTGTTCGGTATCATCGGTTTTAGGAAGGATGAGTTCCTTATCAGGTGTTATTATCGTCATCGACATTCTCCTCTTTTTTTAGCAGGTCTTTAAGATCCTGAAGCAGCACTTCTAGAGCACTGAGCTTGCCCTTAGCATAGTGGAGCCTGTCGAGAGAGTCTATACCATAGCAAATATCTTGCTTGGTTTCATCGATGCGTTTTTTGATGTAATTAGCTACTGTTTTAACTGTTCCTACATCAAGCATAAATTTATTTTTTATTTTTTAACTTCTTTTTTAACAATTTAATTTGTTTTTGCAACTTAAAAATGATGTGTTCTAAGTCGTTTGGACCTCTATCCATTTTCTTGGTCTTTTTGTTGTGGTTTATTTGCCATGGTTCTCGCAACACTCTCCGCGGATCTACCAACCACGTATCCACCTAAACCTATTTGTAATAATGTCCAAACATCTCCTGGAAGTTCTATTGTTATAGATGCTTTAAAGAAAAATAATATTACTGGTCCTAATACATAATTCCATACTAATATAAAAATTAACACGTACATTAATAAAGGTCTCCAGCTAGCTGCAAACCAACCAGCTTTAGCTTCTGCTTCTATAACTCTAGCCGCTGCTTGTAGTTCTTGTGTATGAGATTGTAGCATCTGCGTTTGCAGATCTGCTTTTAATTTTGCTGCAAGGTCTTTGTCGGCGACTGCTTTATCAACTGTGTTAAATAAGATTTTCGCAAGTGGGGCAACTGCTTGAATGATTGGTAACATTGTTCAAATTTCTCTTTCCTTCTTATACCAAGATATGGAGCCATTTGCAACATCACCTCCATTGCTTTATCTCCAGCAATTGTCCATTTCCAAGATTTTTTTAAATTATCTTTTTTAGGTGTATAAGAATTAACATGACCAAGTTTGAAAAAATCAACAAATCTAACCACAATATCTTCATCGGTCATCCTTACTTGAATTCTAAAATATCTATTGTTTTTATTTTCTTTACCCCAAAAACCAAATGAACCTTCACCCTCAAATACACCAGCAAGAAATATTAACTTCTCTCTTTTTGTAAGAGTTCTATAATTATTTAAACCTGATAAATTTTGTTCCATATTTAAGTTCAACGATTCCTCCCCTTTTAAGTTTATACTTTATTTTTTCAAAAGGTACAATCATAGTTTCTGGTGTAGACTGAGAAAATTTACCAGCTTTTACTTCATTTAAAACATCTAAGTAAGCTTTGTCATAAGCCTTTTTAATTGTTTTTTCAGGAACACCTAATCTAGCCAACCCTTTTACTAAACCTGTAGCTTTTGCTGTTGCAACATCTGTACCAACAAAATCATTAATAAAACTTTGTATTGGTTTAAATTTAACTCCACTGTTTAATTGTACAGTAATAGGATTAAATGCTAATTGCAAATCTTCTGGTAAACTATTTTTTATTTCACTTATTTTATTTCTTGTTTTTAATAAATTTTCACTCAGTTTTGGAATTTGATCTAATTCTTTACTAGTTGCATATCCAAGTTGATTTTTAAAAGTTATATTTCTAAGTTTCATATCATCTTTTACAGCTTGTTTAATTAAAGTTGTAGCTTGATTTTCATATTTTGACAAAACCATATTTGATGGGTTTGGAAGAATCATAATATTCTTATAACCAAAAGATTCAATAACTTCATTAGGCATTCCATATTTTTTAAAAGCCTTAGCAACTGCAAGTTGAGTTCTATGTTGTTTTGTAAAACCAGAAACTGGAGTTAAAACTCTTTCTAAATTTTCATTGTAACCTAAAAATTTTTTACCTTCTAACAAATTTCTAAATCTAGCTTCAAAAAGTTTTTCTGGTCCACTACGTAAAAAAGAAGTAACTGTTTCAGGAGCATAAGCTGTCATTATTTGTGTTCTTTCTTTTCCGTAGCCTTGACCTTTTGCTTCTATTTCACCTGCTTGAACTTTACTTAAAGTTTTGCCTCTTTGAGTCATAAGTTGTCTTCTTTGATTAACATTAAACATACTTTTAATATTTTGAGCTGACTTACTTAATGATTCTGAAGATTTTAAAGGTAGTCCATAAGCACCTAACAATTCATCAATCTCTGATTTTTTATTAATTATAAAATCTGTTTTTAATCTTTCAGTAGGAAAAGCTTCTTCAAATTTTTTAACTGATGTAAATGCATTATTTGCTGGAAACTCTTTTTGAATTACATTTAACAATACTTTTCTATTTGCTTTTTCTCTACCCAACCCTAAAGCAATTGTTTTTAAAACTTCTGATTTATCATTATCAAGATAAGGTTCGATTTGACTAACTAATCTTGGTGTTTTGTTTACATCAAGTTTTTTGCCTAAAACATTATTTTTAATTTGTATTGGAAGTGCACCTTCATCAATAAGTTTAGTTGTATTAAATGCTTTAGAAACATTGATTAAAGGGTTTTCTCCTTTCGGAGGTTTAATAAGTCCGTCTTTAGTAACATATTCATCATGAAAATTTTCTAAAAGTTTTTTAGCATTAACTGTTTCGGTATTTGCTCTTTTAGAAGAAAATTTAATCATACTTCCTAAGTTTTCATCTGCAAAAGCTCCAATACCTTGATTACCAGCAACACTATCAGATAAACCAAGTTTATCTTGAAAAAGTTCTTTAACTGTTGGTTTAGTTTTAGTAATACCTAATTTATCTGTAACAAATTTTACAAATTGTCTTTTACTCATTTTTTCTTTTTAAGTTTTAAACCTTGAGAAGCAGGTCCTTTTAGTGGTGGTGGGCCAAATCGTTTACCAGGAAGTTTAACCTTTTTTCTTTGGTTCATTTGATTTAGCTCTTAAAGATTGTTCTTGAAGTTTTAACTTATCTTGAGCAACTTTCATTCTTTCAGCTGCTTGTTCTTCTTGATTTTCTACTTTTAGTCTTTCTAAATCATATTTTTCCTCAAGTTCCATTTCTTTGCGATCCATATCTTGTTGCGCTTCTTGTGCTCTTCTTTGAATGTCCATAGCTTTAAGATCTAGCTCTCTTTGTTTTAATGCAACTAGTGGATCTTGTTGTTGAGAACCTCCTTCTGCTTGAACTAATTGCGCAGTAAGTTCTGCAATTCTTTTTGCAACCATTGAGTTAAATTGTATTTCAAATCCTGCTGGATCTTGTTGTGCCATTGCTGACATTTCTTCAGATTCAGAAATCATAGCACCAATTTCACCTTGTGCTTTAAAAGATATATGATCTGATATGTGTCCTTGCAATAATGCGTACACCATTGGGTTAATTTGTATCATTCTGCTTTGAATAAATGCCCCATGAGCTGAAATATGTGCATCGTGGTCTTGATCTGGAAATACTTGCAACATTTCCATTTTTAAAGATCGTGCATTTTCTAAAGCAGGGTCTTGTGGCATTGGTTGTTGTGGTGGTGGCATTAATAAATCTATTTCTCTAGTTCCAATTGCTTCATAAACACGTCTATAAGCTTCTCTTAAGTCATGCATTTGCGGATTTGACTGTGCAATTTGTAATTGTGTCTGCGCAAGTGTGAATCTTTGAGACATTGAAAAAATATTTGGATCTGCAACTGGTATAACATCGACTTTATCGTCAAAATCTTGAACTTTTACCATTCGATCTGCTCCTGTAACAGCATATGGATACACTGGAGGAAGATAAGTTGCAAAAACATCAGCTAAAAGGTTAAATTCTTGCTTCATTGTGTAATAAATTCGTTTGTGAATAGCTGACATGACTCTAGAACCACGTTCTAACAGTGCAATTGTCGTTCCAACTGCTCTATTTGCAACATCTTCGCCTAATTGCATGTCCGCAATTGATGCAAAACGTTGTCCAGCTTGAACACAAAAGCCTAAAAGTTGAAATAAAGTCGGACTTGGCTCTTTAAAAGGTAAAATTTGGAATTGATCTTTAATATTTCCGCCTGGTGCATCAACATCTCTAAACTCCCCTGGTTGAAAAGGTTGATCATCATCACGAATTCTAATACCTCGTGACTTAAATCCTGCTGGTAAGTTAGCTAAAGTACCTGCATCTAGTAATTGTCTTAATGCAGAAGTAGCTGTTCGTGATAATCCACCTATCATATGGATTAATCCAAAGCCATAAAAGCCTAAACCTGGTAAAAATTTGTAATGAACAAAATATTCTGTTCTTTTCATCAATTCATCTTCAGGATCGTAGTTACGATATATAGATAAAATTTCTTGAGAGCCTTCATCAATAGTTACAATGTAAGGGATTTTAATATTTCTGTCTTTTTTATCTAAATCAGGATTTTTTTCAAATTCTTCTAAATCTAAATCAACATGCATTTCTAATATATTATGTTGAAACTCTGTATCTCCTGCAGGTTTAACACCTTCAATTTCGTCTAATTTTTGTTTTAAATTACTTTCTTCTGGTCTTTTAACTGATAGTTCTATGTCTCTATAAAACCCTGCCTTTTGTTTTTTAAGAACTTCATTGTCACTCATCTTAATGATGTGAGTAATTCTTTCACAATCTTTTAAATCAGTTGCATAATAAGGCACAACTAGATCTTGAGCAGGCACAAATTTAGCAACTGCTCTTTGCATAATTTCATCGTAATAAATTTTTTTAAATGTAGATCCAGATATTGGAAGATAAAATAATAATTGGTCAAATTCTGGAGTATATTCTTGCATTTGATCCATTAACATGTAGTTCATAAAATCTTCAACTCTTTGCGCTTGTTCTATAGTTTCGCGAGTTGCAGCACCAACAACTTGTGTTCGTACTGGTCCTTCTGGTGGTAATAATTCTTTGTAAGCTTGTGCTTGAAATTGTGTAACGGACTCGGCTAGTAATGGATGAGTCACGCCTGACGCTCCTTGGAATGGTCTAGTTTGTTCTGTATATTTAAAACCTAGTAAATCTAAACCTTGAGTATAAGTTTGTTCCCAATCTTGTCTTGAAACTTTATCTTTTGTGTAATCTTGAATAAGGGAATTAGCCATACGAGCAAGTACTCGCTCGTCCATATCCTCTGCTAAGTTTTTGTAGAAATCTCCTTCAGTTTCTTCTGTAGTTTCTTCTTCAACTTGATCTTCATTAGTTGGAGTTTCAATTTCTACATCAACTTCTTTTTCTTCAAGAATTGGTTCTTGAGATTCACTATTATTATCAATTTCAGCCATTAATAAAGTTTTGTAGGTTTAGTTCTTCCTAATTTTACTTTTGCAATAACAGATCCACCTGTTTTAAATTGCATTCCTGCTCTACCTAATGCTCCTCTAATAGATCCAAAAAAACCAGGTGTTCTTGCTTCATCAGACATTCCAAATGGTTTTGCTTTAGTAATATCTAAACCAGTTTTAACTGCTTGTTCTGTTTGTGCAATTTTAGCCATTGCTGCATCGTCAGACATTCCAAATGGTTTTGCTCTGGTAATATCTAAACCTTTTTTAATAGCTTGATCTTCTCCACCCGCACCTAACATTTTTGAGGCTGCATAGGCTGCTCCAGCTACTGCTGCGGCTTTTCCTAATCGTTTAAGTGTTTTATTTGCCATGATTTACTCCTTTGTTATAACAAAGATTATAATATCATGCAAATATATTAACGACTAGACCGCCTTCTTTTTTATACAGTTTAAAAGGAGTACCTTTCATGGTTTCTGTGACTTTTATACCAAAAGCAGGGTAATACAGGTTAGGATCATTAGCTTCCATTTTTACTATTGAACCACCTTTTCCAGTTATTGATTTCCAAGCCACAGCTTCTTCTTCAGTTTTAAAAGCAGCTATGTGTTGATTGTTATATTTTATACCTAAAGCTTTTCTTGATTTTTCATCAAGATTTAATTTTTCAACAACTTTAAAAGGTTTTTCAGGATCTGATAAAGATACATTAATTGTTTTAGCCTCAGTATTATACTGTCTTGCTAAATCTTTCATACGCTCAGGTATGATTGCAAATTGTTTTGGATTTGTTAATTTAACATCATCTGCTCTATCAGACTTTGCAGTTACACCTAATCTTCCTGCTTTACCTCCTGCATCTCCATAAAATTCCCAGTCTCCTAATTTTCCATAAAAAGGTTTATTACTTGATGGATTTAAATTTCTAAGTGCATGCAATCTTTCAACTGGATTAATAACAACCCAATCTATATTATTTTCAGCTGCAGTTTTTAAAGTTTGTTTTAATCCATGATCACCATAAGAAGATCTGTCAAAAAATGGAAGATATGGTATATCCGCTTTCTTTCCATACCTTTCTTCAATTTTAGCAACATTAGAAGCATTCATTG